CCTTGCGGGGCCCTGGGCGCAGAGCAACATCTTCATCACCTATGGAGGTTCTCAATCTCTGTTGGTGATGATCCGGGGGAGTACCCCCGGGGACCAAAAGGAGGTGATGTCCTTGGGTTCTTCCACCCGGCGTCGCTCAACCCAGAAAACACTGGGACGGGCATACGCTTGGGAGGATAGCCTGCAACGGTTCGACGATTCGGTTAAGGTCCGTGATCCCAGTCAACCTGGGGTTATTGGGCCTACGCCGAGTCTGACGACTGCCGCAGACTTAGCGAAATTCAAGGAGACACAGGTTACTGTGTCGGAAAACCATCCTCGCTGGAAGACTTATCAAAAGTTTTCCGGCGACATTGGTGGTGAGTTTCGGAGCGAGCGTACCTTCGTTGACGATAGACTCGTCGACTACGATATGCAAGTTTCCGCAGCTCGCAAGGTCAGCTTGAACTGGGTCCGCTATACGCGGGTCGGTCCCTGCTTTCCTTGTTTGCCAAGTGTGATGGGCTTTCCACCCTCTACGGGTCTAAGCAGCAGTAATGCTGTTATGGACGCGTGGGGGGCGAAGGCTATCGCACAATGCAAGCCTACCAATGCTGTTGCGGATGTCTCAACCTTTCTCGGAGAACTTCTCCGAGAGGGACTTCCGAAGTTAATCGGGAGTCGCCTTTGGAAGGAAAGAGCTCGAATGGCGCAGGCTCATCGCCATGCGTCACAAGAGTTCTTAAACTACCAGTTTGGTTGGGCGCCCATGGTCGCAGAAATGCGAGACATGGCTTCTGCCATTGCCCATGCTGATGCTGTCATTAGACAGTACCAGCGGGATAGTGGCAGAATGGTCCGCAGGAGGTTTGAGTTCCCATCCGAGGAGAGCTCTACCTTCTCCATTGTGGATCCTGATGCTTCGGGGATATTACTTTCCCCGGCGCACAGTACACTTTGGGTCGGTACAGCTCACCAGGCGCGCGCGACTCGTGTGTTGAGAACCACACGTCGTCGGTGGTTTAGCGGTGCGTTTACTTACTATTTGCCCAAGACTGGAAACAGTTTGGAGCAGATGGCAAGGCACGCTGCCGTGGCCAAGAAACTTCTTGGCCTATCACTGACACCAGACTTAGTCTGGAATCTCGCACCCTGGTCCTGGGCCGCCGATTGGTTTACCAACGCTGGAGATGTCATTTCGAATCTCACAGATTGGGCCTACGACGGCTTGGTTATGAGGTATGGGTACATGATGGAGGAAGTTCTCTCCACTAATACCTATTACCTGGATGGCCCGTCCCGATTGAGGAACGGGTACCACCCCCCTCCGATCACGCTTGGTCGTCAGATCAAGTCGCGTCGGAAGGCTAACCCCTTTGGGTTCGGCCTTACGTGGGATGGGTTAACACCCATTCAACTGGCCATAGCGGCTGCTCTCGGACTTACACGAGGTAGTCGTTGAGAAGTTGTTCCGCGTTAAAACGCCAATAGGGAGTCCTCTGGGCTCCTAGGAGTGATGCCCATGTCGTTCGCAGATCCCCAGTCCATTACCATTGCGCCGAATCCGGCGGTGTCCCTTCCGCGCGTGAGCGTGGGAGACGACATCTCGGAGTACGCGTCTGGCGATGGCTTGATCGAGCTCATCGCTTCCCACAATTACGGGAAGCGAACGAGACGAATGCTGAGGGTCAACACCTCGAAGTTGACCTCGGACCCGTTCCGGCCGAGCGAGAATGTCGAAGTTTCGATGTCATGTTACATCGTCTTCGACCTCCCGCCGGCCGGGTATACGGCTGCCGAGGCTCTCGCGGTTTACACTGGGTTCAAGACCCAGTTTTCCGCAACTTCGGACCTGCTCATTACGAAGCTCCTTGGGGGTGAGTCGTGAGGCGCGTTATCGTGACGCGTGTCTACTACTCCTTGTTTTACAAGGGGTGGCGGCACGTGCCCGGTACGTCGTCTTCGACCTTCCCCCGTACGGAGATCGTGATGGGCTGGAAGCACTAGTAGATGAGCGAGAACTCCGGTCACGCCGAAAGGCGTGGCCGTCGTGATCGTTCACGTCCTTCCCGGGGTTCACCCGGGAGGAGGAGCACCGACTTCGACCCTCGTACGACGGTTACCAAAAAGGTGATCGTCATTACGGTGGTTGTCGTTGATGCTCTCTACTTGGCAGGTGAGGCTCTTCTTTACGGGCACAATGTGTGCCCGTGAGAGGAGCGCGAACAACACTCGAATATTCGTGTCACACAAGCCTGCCGTACACCATGACCGTACTGGTAAGGTGTATCGGCCTGTCTTGCAGGTCACGATCCACTTGGGTGCGAATCCAAGTGACGAGGAACATCTGATTCGCCAGAGGTTCTTAGCTGCTCTTTATGAGTGGCGGAACTTAGTGAACCGGAGATAACTCGAATTCGAGTGGGCGCGCACCACTATGTTAACTAAATGGGCTTCGGCCCGAAAGGAGTAACATGAGTTACATTCCCGTCAAGCCGGAGTCCACCGAGGACCTCACGGCGGTGTTGGGCTGGATCTGTGACCTCGTGAACGAGGGCGAAAGCCTCTTGGACACGTTGATCACGTGGGAGATTCCGATCTCCCTGATCCTGCGCAACAGGAAGTTCTACTGGTTCATGTTTGACAACCTGAACCGGCAGGACGCCCAGCTGCTGTGGGTCTGGGACTTCAACTACCGACGTCACGGCGTGTGCCGCGACATGTCGGAGAGAAGCCTTTAGTCTCGTAGTAGCGCGTTTAAGACATCGGGCTACGGATCTGACCACCTCTAAAAGGAGGGCTCAGTGAAAAGCCTAATGTCACTCTGGTCCTGTACGGCGGACGAACTTGCCGTACGATGCTGCACTAGCGCCACTCGCGACAAGATAACGGTCGCGAGTCGGATTGAACACGAGGGGTTGTCGTTTTTTGCGATAACCCTGGCGGACTATGGAAAGGCCATCCAAAAATGGCTTGACCATGGTCTCGTCGTCCCTTCGGACGCGCCTTCGTTTGCGACTAAAACCCGCAATCGGAGGTCACGTCGTACTGGTCTCCGTCATGGACGCCTCCCGGCGTTCCTACACGGTTTCCTTGGACGTGTGTTCGATCCTTGTAGTGGCGCACTTTTGGAGAATCCCGACATCGAAGCAATCTACGCTATTCGTCAGCTAACGCTGATGTTTAGTAAGATTGCTCTCCCGGAGACGCCCGGTAAGGGTGGTCTCAAAAGAGGGAACCGCAGAAGTGTGGTTTCCCCTATTCGCGAGAGCAAAGCGATGTCGGAGTTTGTCCAATGTGAGCAGGACGTTAGGGCCTCAGATAAACGTCTGGATCCTGCCTATTTGGCAGATTTCCAGCGTATGTCTGAGATGCTATTTGGCGAGTTATTCGCCAAAGTGGATAGAGATATCCATTGGGGTCGTTTGATCCCAAAGCATGGTCCAGGCGCTGTTGCTGATCGACTTAGCAGTAATGCTAAGTGGAATCAGCATACCTGGCCCGCACGTCTCGCCCGGTGTTTTCCACCGGACGAGTTTCTGGCCTCCAACCCGAAGATCTTTCGGGAATGGAAGGCAGATCTTAACGTCCTCGAACCCGGTTCGGAGGTGCCCGTAAGGGTCATCACCGTTCCTAAAACGCTCAAAACACCAAGGATTATTGCGATTGAACCGACTGCTATGCAATATGCACAGCAGGCGATCCTTCGCAGTATACTTGACGCGTGGTCACAGGATGGTTTCCTGTCACGTGTGATCGGATTCGACGATCAGGATCCCAATAGGGAACTTGCTCGTTTGGGCTCGCACAGCGGCGAGCTCGCGACACTCGATTTGAGTGAGGCTTCCGATCGTGTTTCGAATCAGCTCGTAAGGGCCATGCTGCAAGACTACCCCGAGTTGCTCGAGGCGGTTCAAGCGGCTAGGTCCCGAAAGGCTGACGTACCTGGCCATGGCGTTATACGCCTGGCCAAGTTCGCGTCTATGGGTTCTGCTCTCTGCTTCCCATTTGAGGCGATGGTCTTTTTGACCGTCATCTTTCTTGGGATAGAAAGGGAGCAAAGTGCCCCGCTTTCTTACGAAACGGTTGTCAATCGTTTTCGTAAGCAGGTGCGTGTCTTTGGGGACGACTTGATTGTCCCCAGAGACTATGTGCTGTCCGTCGTCGACGAACTCGAGACTTTTGGGTTTCGAGTAAACGTCGGCAAGTCCTACTGGACCGGAAGGTTCAGAGAGTCTTGCGGACGGGAGTACTTTGACGGATCTGACGTTAGTATCGTCAAGGTCCGCGCGGTACTTCCGACACGACGGCAGGACGCAAACGGTGTAATCAGCGCTGTTGCGCTCCGCAATCAGGCCTATTGGGCCGGGTTGTGGAAAACAGCAGCGTGGTTGGATGACTACCTAGGGAAGTTGTTGAAACACTTCCCGAATGTAGCGCCAACTTCACCGTTGTTGGGCAGGGAGTCAGTCCTTGGTTACCAATTCCAGGGATTGGATCCATACACTCACGGCCCTCTAACCAAGGGCTGGTATGTGAGTGCCGAATCCCCCCGAGATCCTCTCGATGGGAACGGTGCCCTTCTCAAGTGTCTCCTGCGATACGAGAGCTGTAAAAGCTTCTCGTTCGAGTTCGACGTTGAGAGCGAGCAATTCGTTCTCATGCCAAGCGTCGATTCCGAGCACTTGGAGCGTTCTGGACGCCCCAAGCACGTCAGCATCAAGCTTGGGAGGAGGCCTCCCTATTAAGGGAGGTTCGGGGCTAAAAAGCTGGTTCCCGAGAGGGAACTAGCCTATGCCCTGGTGGGAGATGACCAAGGTCATCCTCCGCTCTTTGACCAGATGTTAGTCTGATCG